GTGAAATGGTTAGTGAGGAAGTCCGCACAAACACTAGGTATCACGGTATACGCAAATAATATATATTGCAGTTGCGTATACTTTAATGAAGTTTATCTTCGCACTAATCGCTACAATCTTTTTTGCTGCTCCTGCATGGGCAGTTGACGTTCAGATGGGATATGATGGAAACTTGATTTTTGAACCAGCAGATGTTACAATATCCGCAGGGGAAACAGTTCACTTTGTGAATAATATGCTTCCTCCACATAATGTGATCGTAGAAGATCGTCCTGATCTGGCTCACGAATCACTTGCCATGCTTCCTGGTGAAGAGTTTGATATCACCTTCAATGATCCTGGTGATTACACTTATTGGTGTGCTCCTCACAAAGGTGCTGGTATGATTGGCACAGTACATGTTGAATAATGAAATACACGCACAACTACATGAAAATCTTTCTTGATACTGCCGACACCGAAATTATCAATGAATATTTCAAAACTGGTTTGGTAGATGGTGTCACTACCAACCCTACTCTTATCATGAAGAGCGGTCGTGATCCTGAAGAGGTCTACCAAGAGATCAAGGATATTGGTATCACTGATATCAGTATGGAAGTGGTTGGTGACGAGGGTGAAATGTATCGTGAAGGCAAGCGTCTTTATGAGAAGTTTGGGGAAGTTTGCACCGTCAAGGTTCCTTGCACCCGTGAAGGACTTGCTGTATGTAAGTCTCTCTCCGATCAGAACATCAAGGTCAATGTAACCCTTATCTTTAGTGCTGCTCAGGCAGTGCTTGCTGCTAAGGCAGGTGCTACTTATGTGTCACCTTTTGTTGGTCGTCTTGATGACCAGTCTGTTGCTGGTCTTGAGGTTGTGCGTTCTATCTCTGAACTCTATCGTATTCATGGAGTCAGGACTCAAGTTCTGTCTGCTTCTATTCGTAGCGTTCAACGTGCCGTCCGTTCATGGTATAATGGTGCTCAGATCTGTACAATGCCACCAAAGGTATTTGACCAGATGTATGATCACATCTTGACCGACAAAGGTCTTGAAATCTTTGACAAAGACTGGGCATCCGTAAATGGAACTAATTCAACCAACTGATCCTCTTTATTTCAAGGAGACTTCATCCGCTCCTTATGACAGGCACAAGTACAAACTTGTGTTTAAGAACAGGAAGGCAATCATCTTTGAGGACTGGGACCTGGCGCGTGGTGCTTGGTTTGAGTGGTGTCAAACTGGTTGTCTAACTACTATTGAAGTACTTGATTCAGGTGGAGGCAAGGGATTCTCATGAACCCATACCCAGGTTATTATTCTGTCTTTGATCCCACCGGCAAGAAGATTGCTGATTGTGGTGCTCTCCGTGATGCTACTAATCTTGTTTTTAGTAGAAATAAAAATTGGGAAGGGCACTACTATCAGTTCACTCCCATGATGGGTCAGATTGTTGATGTCACACAATACGAACATATTCAACTTCCTACCAAGGACATCGTTGTTAATATGGATGGTGGAGTTGGTGGTTCATGGAAAGAAGTTGAAGTTCCACTAGTAGGAGAAAGCGACTATGACGAAGTTTTCCTCTCCTGATAAAAACTGGAGAGAGGATTACAAACAGTTCACAAGCGACAAGAGAGATCTTGATTTACTTGAGAATGGACCAAAGAGTCTGGCACAGTCTTGGCACTTGCAAGCAATGCATAACAAGTGGAAGAAGATTAGGGGGATTGATAAATAATTGTAAGACGCAATTCTTTATGCCTCTCTACAATACCTTTCAAGCCTATGTCTTTAACCTCCACACAGCAAATTCAGCAGAAGCAAAAAGGTTATGGAGGCAAAAGATAAAGGAAGAATGGGATTGGGAGTGTGCTTATTGTGGGTCTGATAAGAATCTCACAATAGATCACATCGTTCCTAGGTCAAAAGGCGGCACCGACTTTACCAAGAACTGTCTGTGTGCCTGCCACTCCTGCAATCAAGATAAAGGTTATACTCCTGTGGAAGATTGGTATCTTTCTCAGGAGTTTTTTGATGTTGAACGTTATGAAAAAATCAAAAGTTGGATGGAACCAGAACCAACTGTAACCCTTTACAGGTATGGTTCAAGAAGGAATAATTGTGCCTGATAAATATATCAGATAGCAGTACATACTGCTTTAATTCTGGTATATACCGACAGACATAATGGCAAATCCAAAGATTTTTATTAGGCGTTCAGCAACGCCTAATAAGGTTCCCACTAGCGATCAATTGGCGCTGGGTGAACTCGCGATCAACACAAACGATGGTAAACTTTACCTGGAGAAAGACCCCAATGGGGTGGGTATTGGTACGACCGTTGTTTGTGTCAACCCATTCAATGTCGGTGTCGGTTCGTTAAGTTACGATATTAATTTTACTGCTGGCGACGTTGGTATTGGTACTGACGACGTTAGCACTGCCGTAGGTTCTAACAATACTGCGGTCCTTGCTGCGGGTATTGTTACTGCCTACAAGTTTTATGGTGATGGTTCTGCTCTAACTGGCATCAGCGGTGGTGGTGGAGCTGCTAGTGTTACGATGTCCACCAGTGCTCCAAGTTCTCCCAGTTCTGGAGACCTTTGGTGGGACACTGATGTTGGTGAACTGTATGTATATTATAATGATGGTAATAGTGCCCAGTGGGTAGAGACCTCCGGTGGTTCTGCTTTAGATATTGTAGGTAAGTTTGTCTCTAACGACACTGGTATTCACACCACTCGCAACGTTGGTATAGGCACCTCCACAGCTGGTGGTGCGGTACATGCTAGTAATACTGCGGTCCTGAATGTTGGTGTAGTTACTGCAAATTACATCTATGGTGACGGTTCTAATTTAACTGGCATCAGTGCTGGTGTATGGCAAAGTAGTGGTACAGGTATTAGTACAACAAAACCTGTCACAATTTCAAACGGGTTGCGTGTGACTGGTGTCACAACTATTACCACTCTTGGAACTCAAAACGAACTTCTAATTGTTGGTTCGGGACAAACCGTAACATCCACAAGTGTACTTACTATTGACAGTAGTAATAAGTATGTCGGTATAAATCAGACCAGTCCCGATGTAACCCTTCACATGACTGGTGAGGGTGCTCAGACTGCTCAGATTAGAATGGAGCAGTATAATGATAGTGCTGATGCTCCTGACGTAAGAATATACAGAAGAAGGGGAACTATTGCTTCTCCTGCAGATGTTCAGACGGGTGATTATCTTTTCAGATTGAATGTTCACGGTAGAGATGGTGGTAGTGATCCAATCTATCACTCTCTCCAGATGGACGTTGATAGTAGCGATCAGGATGCTGGTATTGTCAACCTGAGGACAAGAGATAAAGACGGCACCGAAGCAAATAGATTTGGTATTGATAAAGATGGTGCCATTGTCTTCAATGACGCATATACTTTCCCTACTGCAGATGGAACAAACGGACAGGCTTTAATAACTGATGGTTCTGGTAATGTAAGTTTTGGAACTCCAGGATCAGGTCCTACAGGTCCTCAAGGTGCTCAGGGTGTCCAGGGAGCTACAGGTTCTGCTGGTTCTAACGGTTCAGCAGGTCCTCAAGGTGCTCAGGGTGTCCAGGGAGCTGCAGGTTCTACCGGTCCCACGGGTCCTCAAGGTGTCCAGGGTGCTGCAGGATCTACAGGTCCTCAAGGTGTTCAGGGTGCTACAGGTGCTGGTTCTCCTGGTTCTACTGGTCCTCAAGGCGTCCAAGGTGCTGCAGGATCTACTGGTCCTCAAGGTGCCCAGGGTGTCACTGGTTCTGTTGCAGCAACAGTCTCTGATAATGCTCCTAGTTCTCCTAGTAATGGTAATTTATGGTGGGAGAGTGACACTGGTCGCTTGAAGGTTTACTACAACGACGGTAATAGTGCTCAGTGGGTTGATGCTACTGCTGGAGCTATAGTTGGTATTACCTCATTCAGTCAATTGAATGTTACTGGTCTCTCCACTTTTAGTGGTAATGTTGATGTAAATGCTGCCTTAGATGTATCTGGTAATATAACAGGAAGTGGAGACTTTACTCTTACGGATACTGATACTGGAAGTTCTGCTGGTCCAGAACTATTACTTTATAGAAATAGTGCATCTCCAGATGATGGAGACTATCTGGGTCAGATTAAATTCCAAGGTGAAAGTGATTCAGGAGCAACACGTAATTACGCCAAGATTACTGGTAAGATTAGTGATGCTACCAATGGTAATGAAGATGGTATTCTTGAATTTGCGTTTATCAAAGCGGGTTCTCAAAATATAAATGCTAGATTTAAGAGCACAGAACTGATGCTTTTGAATGGCACTGATTTCAGTGTTGATGGTGATTCTACTTTTACTGGATCTGCAAGATTCAACGGTGGTATTTTGGATGCTGGTGGAAGTGCAGGTGTAGATGGGTATATTCTTAAATCTGATGGATCTGATATTGATTGGGTAGATCCAACCACAGTATCAGGATTGACTGGTCCCCAAGGTGCTCAGGGTGTTCAGGGTGCCGCAGGTTCTGCAGGATCTACTGGTCCTACCGGACCCACTGGACCTCAAGGTGCTCAGGGTGTTCAGGGTGCTACAGGTTCTACTGGACCTCAAGGTGTCCAGGGTGCTACTGGAACAGCAGCAGGTGGTGGAACGGGTGTTGACTATAATGACAACGTAAAGGTTCGTTTTGGTAGTAGTAATGATCTAGAAATTTATCATGATGGTTCTACAAATATAATTAGTGGTTTATATCACCCAATAGAACTAAGACATGGATCAGAAGTTCACGTCAAGTGCGTTGACGATGGTGCTGTAGAACTTTACCACAACAACAGCAAAAAGCTTCATACTTATTCTGGAGGGGTTAGTGTATTTGGTAATTTTAATTTAGAAGATAGTGATAGAATAAGGTTAGGTAATTCGTCAGATTTACAAATTTATCATGATGGAAGCAATTCCTTCATTGAAGATAGTGGTACTGGTCGTCTTCTTATTAATGTTTCAGGATTTAGAGTTAATAATGCTGGAAATACTGAAAATATGATTCACGCCGAAGCAAACGGCGCAGTAGAACTTTACCACAACAACTCTAAGAAATTTGAAACCACAAGCAGTGGTGTGTCTGTAACTGGTACGATAGATTCTGAACAGGTTGCTCAGGCGTGGGTCAATTTTAATGGTGCTGGAACGGTTGCGATCAGAGATGATTTCAACGTCAGCTCTATTACAGATAGTGGTGTTGGTCTTTTCCAAGTCAACATATCCAGTGCGTTGCCAAACACTAATTATGTAGTGACCGCAGGCATGTCTCACCTAAGTGGAACTTACCTTGCTTACCCACACCTTAGAGACAGAGATCAGTCAACGAGGAGCACTACGCAGTTCCAGTTGGATGTCACGAATAACAGCGGAGCCGCAACAGATAGCGAGGAAATCCACATTGCTGTTTTCGGGGGATGATCCATGAATACCCTTGAGGGGGGCATTGACACTCCTTGACCGATAGAATATAATTATCATATATCACTTTGACTTGAATGGATTATAAGTTCAGTATTATTACACCAGCACACAAGAAGACTCCCTACCTCAAAGAACTCTACGACAGTATTGTCGCTCAGACCTATGAGAACTGGGAGTGGGTCTTGTGGTTGAATAACGCTCTGTATGAAGAGGACCTTGAAAAAGAGATTCGTAATGATGACCGTGTTGTAATTTACCGCACAGAAGATCCTTCAACCAGTGTTGGGTATCATAAGCATCATGCCTTCCACAAAGGTGAGGGTGATGTTCTGGTGGAGGTTGATTCTGATGATATTCTGATGCCAGAATGTCTTGAAGAACTGAATAAAGCATATCAAGATGAAACGATCGGGTTTGTTTATACGGATGTGATTCCGTATCACATGACTGATGAGTTTGTTCCTTATAATCCCGATCACGGGTGGACTTATCACAAGTTGAATTGGCGGGATAAAGACCGCTACATCATGCATTCGTGGCAACCCACTAGTCATGCTCTGTCTTACATTTGGTACGCTCCAGATCATGTGAGGTCTTGGAGAACAAGTATCTACCGTGACATTGGCGGACACAATGTTGACCTAGATATCTGCGATGATCATGAACTGATGATTCGTACATACCTGGTAACAGAAATGTTCCTGGTTAATAAACCACTTTATGTGTATCGCATCACTGGAGACAATACTTGGTTGGAGCGCAATCAATCAATTCAACAAGAAACTGTGCGTCTGGGACATCAGTGGTCTCAGACACTTGCTGAACGTGATGCTGATAAGAAAGGACTGTTGAAAGTTGATATTGGTGGTGGTCTTTATCCTCGTGCCGGATACATGACTATTGATCAGGAAGGTGCTGATATCACTTGTGATTTGAATGATGGTATTCCCCTCCCTGATAATAGTGTCGGTGTCATCAATGCTAGTCATGTGATTGAGCATTTGAGAGACCCAATCAAAACGATGAGAGAGATTCATCGTGTTTTGGTTCATGGTGGATGGGCGTTTATTGAAGTCCCTTCTACTGATGGTCGTGGAGCATGGCAAGATCCTACGCACGTTAGTTTTTGGAACGAACATAGTTTCTGGTATTACACAAATAAAAACAAGGCAGAGTTTATCAGGAATACTGACATCAGGTTCCAAACTTACCGTCTTGATACCTATGAAATGGCACCACACATTCCTGTTGTTGCCGCTCACTTGGTTGCTATCAAAGATGATAGTTATCGTTTCCCAGGTGTTTTGGGGATTTGATGGAGAGTTTTCCGTATGACCATCTTGTTATTGATGATTTCTTTCCATTAGATAAAGCAAGAAAACTATCTGAGGAGTTTCCAGAGTATAGTAGTGATCTTTGGTATCAATACAAGAATCCATTAGAGAATAAAAAGTCTAGTAACAACTGGTGGGACTTCCCTCCAGAAACTTACAAGACTTTTTGTTTTCTGAACTCTTGTGAGTTTTTGAATACCTTACGTGAGAAGACTGGTATTCAAAAGTTGTATCCTGACATTGGTCTTCATGGTGGTGGATGGCATATCCATGGTCGTGGAGGTAAATTAAACATTCACCTGGATTATTCTATTCATCCAAAGTCGGGTCTTCAAAGGAAACTAAATCTTATTGTATATCTTACCGAAGGATGGGAAAGTGAATGGGGTGGTGGTCTTGAGTTATGGTCGCATAATCCAGATAAGAAATTGCCCTTGAGAAGAGAGAAGACTATCCATAATGTCTTCAATCGTGCTATACTATTTGATACCACACAAAATTCGTGGCACGGTCTTCCTCAACCTCTATCTTGTCCCGAGGGAGTGTATAGAAAAAGTCTGGCAGTCTACTATATGACTGATCCACCAGACAAAGTAGATATCAGACAAAGAGCACTTTACGCTCCAACTGAAGAGCAGAGTGATGATAAAGAAGTTCTAGACTTTATACAACAGAGAGTATTATGGAAAGGAAAACCAAAATTGTAATGATCACGATGTTCAAGAACGAATCCAAAGTGATTCGTAGAATGCTTGAATCGTGTTATGAATATATTGATTACTGGGTTGTTCAGGATAACGGATCTACTGACGGCACAGATCAAATCGTCAAGGACTTCTTTGAAGAGAAAGGTATTCCTGGACACTACTATCAATGTGAAGAGGGTTGGGTTGGTTTTGGTTGGAACCGAGACCATCTTTTGCAAACTTGTTTGAATCACGATCATGGATGTGATTGGATTCTCAAGATGGATTGTGATGAATATCTTGAAGTTGATGATGACTTTGACTGGTCTCTGATTGATGATACAAATATTCAAGCATTTCATATCACAGCAGAGAATCCTGGATGCACTTACTATCGTGCCTGGATGTGGAACGCACGTCTTCCGTGGCACTTCAAACATGATGTGGCACATGAATGTATTGTCTGTGATATTGAGGGAATTGGTGAAGACTTCCAGCGAGTCAATCTTCCCAGAGGTCTCCGTCAAATGGGAACTTGGGATGGAGAAAGTTATGCTACACCCACCAAATATATCAGTGACTCATTGAAACTGGAGGAGCAGCATATCCGTGAGGGAACACTACTTACCGATACATATCACTTCTGGTATGTTGCCAAGAGTTATCTTGATGCTTCATATGCCACAGTGTTTCCTTTGGGTTTTGATCAGCAAAAAGAGTATGCTAGAAGAGCAATCTTTTACTTTGAATCCTGGATGAATCATACTATTGATTATCGTGCTAAAGGATATACTGGTGGTGTAAATGAGATGGCATACTATACACTTTATTGTATTGGTGAGATGTATAAATTGATGCGTGATTATGAAAAGGCTATAGAAAGTTATATCTTAGCAGAACCATTCTGTGATTTTAGGAATGAGCACCTTGTAGGATTGGCAGAATGTTATAGGGATATTGGTGATTTTGAAAATATGAGATATCAAACTCAACGTCTTGTAGATCCCGAACGCAAACTCCCGTTCCCACAATGTTACTTCCTGGTCAATAATAGTTTCTATATTGACTCTGGTAATTATGGAAAAGAGTTGCATCAAATTGCTTGTCAAACATTATGAAATACGTTCCAGTAAGCACAATCAATAGACAATCACAAAAGACAGTTTGGGTTGTTGACAACTTTTATACTGATCCATATGCTGTAAGAGATTATGCTCTGAGGCAGGAGTTCAAACCTGAGATTCAATATTTTAAAGGTAGTCGCAGTATTGAACAATTCTTTGTTCCTGGAACTAAAGAAGCGTTTGAAAGAATCATGGGCATCAAGATCCGTGAGTGGGAGTCTCATGGGATGTGTGGTAGATTTCAGTTCTGCACATCACAAGATCCTATTGTTTATCATAATGATGGACAGACATGGGCTGCTATGTTATACTTAAACCCTGATGCTCCATATAGCACAGGAACTTCTTTGTATGCTCATAAGAATGGCGCACGAAGAACTAGTGATGTCAATTTCGACGGTCAGATTTATTCTGGTGGATTTTACGACAGAACTAAATTTGAATTAGTTGACTCTATTGGCAATGTTTTCAATAGACTCTTCATTTTTGATGCTCAGAACATTCATGCAGCATCAGAATACTTTGGACAGACGAAGGAAGACTCTAGACTTTTTCACATATTCTTTTTTGATTGATGAAATTTAAGGTTTACTCAAAGGCAGGATGCCCTTACTGTGTTAAAGTAAAAGAGGTTTTGAGTAGAGTGAATTGTGATTATTCAGTCAATACTCTAGACCAAGATTACTCCAGAAAAGAATTTTATTCTATTTTTGGAGAGGGATCTACTTTTCCTCAGGTCGTATGTGACGGTAAAAATTTAGGAGGATGCGTTGACACCATCAAATTTCTCAGAGAAGAAAAACTCCTCTGAACTTAGCATAAATAAATCTAAGACCTGCTCCAATCGTGGAGTAGATTTACTACTTAATGGAGGGAAGAAGAGACCAAAATCGTTTCAAATAAGATTTGAAAAGATGGTTTGCTTCTTCAAGAGGGAAGTAACTATCAATTTTGAGTTTTCCTTAAACTTAAGGAAAAAAAGAGTTAGTTCCCAGAGGTAAGAACAATGTTAGCAGTAAGTTTAGTCTTCGGTTCATTTTTGACCATCCTATTTTTAGTTGTGGGACTAATTGGGGGTTGGACTGCTAGAGAATACATGATGAACTATCGGGAAGTACCAAGACCTCACCCCGAGATGTTTGACGAACAAGGAAACTTAATTCCAGATGAGGTGATTGCATTTAACTTTGAAAACTATTATGACTACAACGAAGAAGGAAGCGACGAAGACGAGTCCTAAAAAACCGAGGACAGTAAAGGTAGCGTCACTTGATCTGCCTAAACAACCACTTGTGTTTGAAGTTCTTGATCTAGCAAGTAAGCAGAGATCAAAAGCAAAAAAGATTGAAGTTCTTCAGAAATATGAGGAACTTCATCTAAAAATTATTTTTAAGTGGAACTTTGATGAGACGATTAAGAGTGCACTCCCATCTGGTGAAGTTCCATATTCTTCTTATGATGAGCAGACGACTTCTAGTGGAACTCTTTCTAAAAAGATTGATCTAGAGACCCGTAGAATGTATGAGACAGGATCATTCTCCATGGGTAATGCTGATCAGCAAGGTAGAACCACGATTCGTAGAGAAGCAAAGAACTTTTATCACTTTGTGAAAGGTGGTAATGATGCGATGAATGGAATTCGTCGTGAGTCTATGTTCATCAATCTTCTTCAAGGTCTTCATCCTCTTGAGGCAGAGATCGTCTGTCTTTGTAAGGATAAAGATCTTGAGTCTAAGTTCAAAATTACAAAGGAAATTGTCGCGGAAGCGTATCCTGATATTCAATGGGGTTGATATGAAAATTTTATTTGAAGATTGTGATGTTGATAAGGCAGAGGATCGTACTCTGCCTAATAATGCTTTTGTAGTTGAATACAAAGTAGATAATGTCAGTAAATATGACATTGCAGCAGCTGCGAAGCAGTCTGAAATCTTTGATTATTACTATGACAAATTCAAGAAAGATTTTGTCACTATGAAACAGGCAGAGGGTAGAATCAATCCAAAACTCTGGGGTGTGAAACCACCCGAATCCAAAAAGAAGAAGTGATTTCCCAAAAGGTGGAAAAAATTTTCGCCAAAATTTTTGACTGTTAAGGTTTTTTAAATTGTATCACAAGATACATAAGTACTTGACTATATACTTCATAAGGTATATAATACCTGTACGTTCATCCAATGTTAGCACTGCTGCTGGCATTCACCCTTGCCCATCATAATGACGCCAATCCTTACGATTGGCACATGTCTTGTGAAAGGTGGTTACAACGATCTACGGAAATCCGATCAGATCCTAATTTAGACCTTCGGTCGAAGTTGAATCTAATCGCTTACCTAAAATCAAAAGTACCAGGTGAATGTAACGGCGTGTATACATAGGACGCAAGTAAGTCGCGGAACGGAGCGTTCATCC